GATTTCGTTTATCTGGCTCATCATATGCTTAGTGATTTGACGACCAGACAACGTAACTGACTGCCCGATTCTTTTATCGTAGAAACGACAATGCTCATTCAAAAGTGCGCCATACGCAGAGTTAAGCAAAATCTTACGAACTAACTGACGCTTATCGTAATACTCAAACTTGTCTGTGCCATATGCAGCCTTTGCTTCTTTCTGAATACTCTTACGCTCTGAATACCAGCGTGAGAGCAATCCTGGAATGACACCTTCTTTCTCATACGTAAAGATTGTACCATTAGCACTAATCATCCAAGGGCGATGACTGTCAAAGATTAGTTTCCAAATCTCTGCGGCACTCATTTCAACACTACGACCATCTTCATAGTCAATAGTGAGCATAGTGCCACGCTCTTGGTTCATAATAGCAGTATATTCTATTGAACCAAACAAGTTTTCCCAAAGAATAGCACCAGTAACCGCATCAGCATCGTCACCGTTCTTTTTCTTACGCTTATCTTTAGCAAGTGCAATGCCCTTGTCATACATATATTGTTCAGTCAATGATTGACGAACTTGACCCACGATAGTTTCAGGGGCCATGTTCAATGCCCGAATAGCAGACGGATACAGTGAGTTAATGTCAACCGCGCCGACCCATTCGTGAATGCCCTTCTTTGGAACAGCAACATAAGCACCAGCTGCCTGCTGCTCATCACCATAACTATCTTTGCGCTTCTTGTCGGGGACAATCATATCACGACTATGTGCTTCGTTATAGATTGCCATTTCAATCATTGCCACCGAACCCATAACTGTCGGAAGCAACACTGTGTTTTCATGTGCCAGAGCATTTGCAAGATCAAGGAACTTAAGCTTGTTGTGAATCTTATACACAAGCAAAGTATCTTGACGGTTATATTCTACGAACTTCTTGAAGTCTTTGTTGTACAACTGATCAAGACTACCCTCATATGGAGTCTTACGTTCACCCAATTCATATTCACCAATTGAGTCAAGTGAATAGCTGTGGCGTGATTCATAGTTGTACTTCTTATACAACTGTAGATAGTCCATATGAATACGACCAATTAGGTCATATGTCTGTTCTTCCTTACCAAAGCGTTCATAAGTACGAGGCTTTGGAAGCTGTCCAAGCAGACAGAACTTGCGTGTATCGTCCTTACTCATAATACGAGTAACACGATTCACACAATAGGGAATATCGTAGCCTTCAGAGTTCCAACCAGTAATTACGTCTGCATCTTCAATCAATGCAAAGAATGTTTCAAACATTTCAATTTCACTGCGGAACAACAAGCAGTTTTCAAACTCTGCTGTTAGTTCCTGTGCAGTTTCGTCACTCATATGTCTGGGAGGCATAACGAGTGTCACCAGTTGTTCTAACCAATCTAGATATACTGAAATAGCAGTGACCGCATTGAATGGATCATCCGTTGGGCTGTATCCACGTTCTCGGTCAAAGTCAACTTCAATATCGAAGAATGCTGTGTGAAGCTTAGGAGGTTCTGCTCCCAAATAGTTGTCACTTAAGCATCTGAAAACTACAGGAATATCGCTCTCAAATAGTTCTTTGCCACGATGAATCCTGCGCTCCTTCTCAAACTCAGCCTTCTTGCGAGTAGAGAAACGACTTACAGGATCTCCGAAGATGCTACGATACTTGCCCTTAGGGTCGCTATAGTAAAATGTATAGTTTGTTTGATATTCCTTGTAGAGGCGCTTACCCTCAGGGGTTCGTTCCACCACATGAATACGATCAGATTTATTATCTAATATAGCGTCAATGTATGACATTAATTAGGCTTTACCCACAGTTTGTAGAATCGTGTTAAGTTCTTCGTTTGCTTCGTTTTCTTCGTTAAGACGCTGCTTGTGTGCAATCTTGATTGCCTTCTTGAGAACACTTGGCTTAACTTCAAGTTCTTCTGCAATCGCCTTAACAGTGTCATTGAGACCTTCGTTAAGCGTATCAACTTCCTGTAGAACGCTGATACCTTCGTTGATAAGTTGAGTAAGTTTTACTTTTGCTTCCGCATTAAATGTACGTGACATGTTTTCTCCTTTAGTCTAATTAGTATAACAGACTACGTAGAGAATTCAACTATAATGGTAACCGTTATTGAAATACGTGGTTATTTTTTTCGCCGTAAATCTTGATGTACTTACCGGCGAGCATGTCAGCCATTGCTTCGATGGGACTTCCTGGATAACTATCACCAGGTTTAATCATGCCTAATTCGTGTTGGCGAACATGGACCAACTCGTGAAATACTGTTCTAAGGATATCTACCAGGTTGCGATTCTTTGCATACACCCAAACACTGCCTTCGCCAGGAACGTGACCACCGGTATGATGATTTGTTTGGGCCTCTTCGGTATCCATTGATAGTTCTACAGTGGGAACCTCTTTAAGATTAAGCTTTTTAGCAGTCCACTCAACGAACTTTTGAACTTCGTTTTCTAAATCACAGTCTACATTGTCGGCTTCGTCCAGCTTATTCTTTACCCAACGATCAGGCGTATCCTTAAATTTCTTCTTAAACAAGTCGTGTAGTGCTTTGTCGGTGATTTTGTGCTTTTTAGCAATCTTTTTCATTAGAGTGTCAATAGTATTGTAGTCGTGTTTTGCAAGCGAGGGCAATCGCTTAGCTAATTCAATTTCAGGAGACTCATTAACACTCTCGCCGCCGCCACCGTCTCCGCCGAAGTCACCACTAGAATCGCCGGCACCAAAGAAGGCATATCCAGGGAAGAAATACCCACCATAGGCGCGGCGAGATTTGGTTTTTCTGCGCTTTTTCTTGCGCTCTGTAATGAATTCGGTAGCTCTCATATATGTATTTATCATTTGGATATGGTAATGGCGACGAATTTCTTCGCCGCCATTCCATTCAGTCAATTATTAGAAACGAAGACCGAAGCCTACGAGTCCGCCGTGACGACCAACAGCGCCGTCAAAGTCAGAGTAGCGATACTCAGCCTTAACGAATGTTGAGCCAACAAGCTTCACTTCAAGACCACCACCAACGGTGAGACCTTCCAAGTTTGCAGTATTACGGCAAACTGCTGGAGTATTCCCAATGCGAGGTGTGCAAGTCTGAGGACGCTCAAGATTGGCGTAACCGACGCGGGTATAAGCAAGAACATTCTTGTTCAAGGTATAACCAAGACGAGCGGCTGCGCCAAGATCAGCCTTCTCAAAGACGTTAGCAGCGGTTGCTTCTGCACCGACAACTACCTTACCGAACTGAAGGTCATAACCAAGGGCTGCGCCATAAGCAATGTCAGTCGTGTCAACACCACCAGTAACGTCATCAGCTCCAGCGGTTACCTCAACACGAGGACCGGCAAAATCAGATGCCATTGCAGGGGTAGTAAAAGCAGCGGTTGCGAGTGCTGCGAGTGCGATTAACTTCTTCATACTTTATTTTTTCCTTTAAGTTTGAAAGTCTGACATTTTACTGTCAGTCTTATATTTACAACATATATGTGTCTGTGTCAAAAATATTGGGTAACTTACTTTGAAGTTGCCCTGTACACCCCATCCCACTTAGCGGGAGGATTGTTTCTGAATTCTTGAATTCTTTCAATCATCATATCGTAATACTGGTCCATTTCACCTCTCCAGCACTTCTTTAGATCACTTGCATACTTTTCAGCAGCTTCCCAATGACCTTGACGATATAGTTCTAGGAATTTCATATGCTGTGTCTCGGCCAATATGTCGTGGAAGGGGAACACAGTAAATATTCTAGCAGGCTCAGTCTTACCCTTAACTGCAATCAAATCAAGTTCTACGATTTGGTATTCATCCTTAACATAATAGGCAGTCTTTGGTCCAATGACAATCTTAACGCCGTAAGGCTTTGATTGACCTTCGAGCCTAGCTGCAAGATTGACCCCGTCACCAAGACAAGTATAGTCGAAACGCTGAGTGCTACCCATATTACCGACAACCACAGTATCAGTATTAATACCGAGGCCCATTCCAAAAGCTGGGATGCCTTCTTTTTTAATCTCATTATTGAATTCCTCTAATGAATTGAGCATTGTGAATGCTGTTCTAACTGCGTCTTTGGCGTGCTGTTCGTTGTTTACCGGAGCATTCCAAAACGCCATTTGAGCATCACCTATATACTTATCAAGCGTACCTTTGTTCTCAAGAATTGCTTTGGTCATAGCAGTCATATAACGATTCATGATGCTTGTCAAGCCTTGAACATCTTTACCATAGTGTTCAGAGATAGTTGTGAATCCGCGAACATCAGTAAACATGATTGACAATTCTTGTTCTGTACCACCAAGCTTCAATAGTTCTGGTTGACGCTGTAGTTGTGCAACTAAGTCTGGACTTAGATATGTACCAAACTGCTTCTTAATCTGTTGCTTCTGTAGATACTCACTGATAAACTTAACAGTGTAGATGTGCAGATAGATTACTAATGCAGCCAAAACGTTGAAAGAAATATCAAATAGTATCTTGTTATGGGTAAATAGATACATCGGAGCATAAATATAACCGGCTATTAATATTCCGATCCAAACGATTGAATATCGTACCCGTGATAACAAAATTATCAATAGTGAAAGGACGACGAATGCAAGAAGATCAACAAGACCTACCCAATTCGGAATTGATACAGTCTCCCCAGCTATTAGAGTCTCAAGCATACTCGCCTGAAGGGTGTGGGGATATTGCGCACCTGATGGAGTCGCTACAGGATTCGCAACTCCGTCAGCAGTTACGCCTAATATCACTATCTTACCAGTCAGATCAGGAATTGTCTCGCCGATTTCTACAGAAGAAAACTGGTAGTTCGGATTGATAAAGACACGCCCATATTCATCTGTATTAATCGTACCAAACTGAGGAACACGCAATGCTTCAACACCCGTCTGATTTATCTTCGCTTGATATGAAGGATCTCCCGCAGCAACTCTCAAAAGTTCTAAAGAAAACGCAGGATAGTATTCGCCATTTGAAATCCCTAATAAAGGCACTCGACGGGTTACCCCGTCCGTCTCTGGAAGAGAAGTCGTTATCCCGACGCCTGCGGCAGACTCTTGAAGTGCTGGAATGTTATCAAGCACACATGGATAGTTCGGAAGAAAATCAGTGGGTTGTCCGTCACCAATTACAGCAACGCCTGTGCGGCGAGGGAGACGATTATCCTTAACGCAATCATCAGTAAGTGTTTGACTTAATACAACCGGATATTCTTTTAGTGTATTCGCAAGAACTCCGTCAGTCCCCAAACGATCAGGCTCAGGCATAAGTATAGTGCTACCAACAATGCCAGCCCCTCCGCTATAAAGGTCGCTAATAATTTTAGCATGGACCTCTCTTGGAAACGGATATTGACCATATTTTTCAATTGCTTTCTCCCCTATATTTGCAACTACAATCTGTTCTGATTTGATTGGTTCCCCAAGCATCAGATAGTCATAGTACTTTAGTTTCATACTATCAACTAGGAACGGATTCATCAACTTCACTGATAGCAATAACAATAGTGTAGCTACTGCTAACCAGGGTGACAATAAAATTTTACTCGCTTTGCTTAACATTGATGATAGTTCCTCCGGCTGGTTCGTTGACTTCAATTAGGAATGATTTTCCATTACTGTCTATGAATAGGGTTTTGTTTGAATCCTTCTTCACAACAATATCAACTGTAGTACTTAGTGTTCTGACGAGGCGTAGATAATCGCCTGACATAATAGTTGTAATCTGAGTAGTGTTATTAAGACCAAATGTAGTTCCGCAAAGTTTGACACCGTCTCTAGTCATACATTCTTCTGTACTCAGATCATCAAGAAAATCTTCTCCTAAGAAATCTGAATTGATTGCATTAATATCAAGTTCAGAACTTGCTAACTGGTCTTCTTTTAAATCGTCTCTTGCAAGAAAATCAACATCAAGTTCGGTCAAATCTAATAGATTAGTTCTGGCATCAGCAATCTCTTCGGCTGTGCGAACTTCTTCTGCTGGAGATATGATTAGCATATTATCAATCATATCAAGCGTGAGATTCAATATAACTGGGCGAGAAGGTCTGCTATCCATCGTCGATACTATAGTAGCCTGAAATGCTTTATTAAGAACGACAAATCCAGCAGCATTGGCTACCGTGATTTCGCCTACTGACCCATCTTCTTCTGGAAGTAAGACAATCAAGCTTTTGCCAAAGTCATCTACTGTTGCTGCAAAGTCTGTACCTCTCACTGCGATAGTCGCAGTTGGTGTTCTAAGGTTGATATTGTTTTTATTCATCTTGCCAGACTTGCCGGTTGCAAATCTTGCAGTTCCAGATGCAAATCTAAGAGCCATTCTTGAAGTAGATGGTCTACCGCTATAAACGAAATCATCAATCACAAGTCTGGAATGTTCGGTGACTCGCACAGTAGAATCATCTACGAATGTAATTTCAACTCTGCCGTTGCCAGTCTGCACCCTATCCATTTTGGCAATAGGTAACTGAGGTCGTGTAGGAACTCTTGCCGAATTCTTCACGACCTCACTTACGCCTCTGTTTTGCGTAACTTTACCTATATTAGCATGGGCCGCCGGCGTTACACTGATTAATAGTAATAGTGCTGCCGTTGCTCGTGCTATTGATCTTAAGCGTGTCAACATTAGTTGTACTCTTTTGATTTACTGTAACAGTATTAGTGTTACCGGTAAGAAGCATTTCAATATTCTTTCCAGCAGTACCATCCTGTACTGTAGTAATAGTATTACCGTCACCTGCGATTGTCTTAGTGTTAACAACATCATCTGCGTTTATAGTAGATGTAAGTGTGTTAGTATCACCAGTGATTGTAACAGTTTGTGTTGCGTTCGTAGCCGACGCAGCAGTACCTTGATTGAACGTTAAGGTGTTTGAATCACCAGTAACTGCTAAAGTTTGAGTAGAACCGGCTACGCTGGCTGCATCACCTTGATCATATGTCAAGGTATTATTGTCTCCAGTCACCGTAACATCCATATCAACGTTATCAGCCTGAACAATAGAACCTTGAATAGAGTTATTGTTGCCTTCTTGGGTTACTGCTATTGTTTGACTATTTCCCTCAAGAACTACACGATTCTGTTCAGTTCCAACTTTGTTACTCTGACCTTTCTGAGTAATACTAATATTACTACTATCACCGACTTGCTCAATAAAAATTGAGTTGGTAGTTGACTGAGCCATTGCTACCGAACTTGCAAGCATCGCCATTGCTGCAAGCATTAATTTATTCTTCATTCTCCCGTTCCCCCGTATCTAAAGTATCCCTTCTCTATTCCTTGTTTAATTAATTGTAAAACTGCTTCTTCGATAGCCATCTTGACTGCCATTGTGTTTGCTTCATTCTCAGTCATACCAGCTTCGGCTTCGACTAACTTTGTGCCAACATCTACAAACTTAAAGAGTGACAAGTCTCTACCTACAGACAATACAGTTTTTGAAACTTGTACGTTGAGAATCACTTCTCCTGTGTTAGTGTTGACTGCTCTTAACGCTACCACAACTTGATCTTTTCTGTACATAGTTGTGCCGCCGATGCCTAAATATCTTGCGCCTGCGCCACCTGTTTGTATATTAGTGTCATACCCAATGATGCCACCTTGAATTATAAGTCCTGCAAATAGCATTGGTTCAAGCTTGTTTGCGCCCTCACCCAAATATTCTTCACGAGTCTGTCTAACAATTTGACGCTCTTTTGCAAGGTCATCAACTCTGTTGCGCTCAACTACCCTAAACCAAGTACCTCCACCTGCCTCTTTCAATGCAGAAATCAGCAATGGAGTACCACCTTGTGTAACAGCAGTTGATATACTTGCAAGGCCGTCTCTATCCCTTCTCTGACCGGTCAAGTCTGGAAAATCATATACTGCAACAACAGCTTGTCTCTCGGGCGGCGGTAAGCTTTGCAACTCTTTAACCTGCGTGTTTACAACAGCCGGAGTATCCTGCATACTTAGGACGCCAACTCCACTTGACATGCATCCGCCCAATAAGAAGGGTAATATTAAAATTTTCCAATTCATTACCATTTAAATCCACTAGTTGGAATGATGATTTCTGTAACATTACCAGCATCATCAGTGATTACAAGACGAATTTCGGTGTCTGTCTTCTCATACTTGATTTGATTACCTTCAAGCGTGAATGCGCCGGATTGTCCTCCCATTGCACCAAACAGATTGTTAGTCAACTGCTGTGCTAACTGAGAATATATACGAGATTGTAAATTGTTCATAAAGCGATTGAGGATAGAATTCTTTTCTTCAAGGGCCTTTGCTTTTAAGTCCGCTTCAATTTTATCTTGAATGTCTTTTTTGCGGTTGAACTCTTGATTTTCAATCGTTAACCATTGCGCTCCGGCATTGTTTCCAGAGAACGATGGATTTTTAAATTGAAATACAATTTCAGTAGCATGTGCAGGTGTGCTTGCTAAGAGTAGTGACAGTATGATTGTTCTTTTCAACATTTGTTTTCCCCTTAGTTTACATCTTTTTCTTTTGTGATTTTGTTAATTTCTTCTTCTGCTTGCACTCTTTCATATTCAATCGTTTTACCGCGCAAGTGCAAAACAGTATCTACCTTTTGCTTCAAGCGGATTAAGTCATTATCAAGCATACGTATACGATCAATCAACCCAATCAATGTCACGTTAGCTTCACCTAATACCGGATCAACTTCTTCAGTTGCCCACTGCCAAACATAGTATACAAAGTATCCCATGCCGCCTGCGGCGATGATAGGGAAACCGTATTCACTGATTAAGGTAGCAATATCTTCCATTAGTCTTTTCTCGCATCATCTTTGCCGTCTGCTCTTGAGATACGATCAATGTCTGGTCTAAGACCTAAAGCGTTACTAACAACAGTATCAATACGTATAACATCGTGATTCATTGTCTTAACACGATTGTCTAGTGCCGTGATAATACCCTTCATGCCACTGATACTACCAGTAACACCTGCAAGAATAAATTTCAATGTTAGGAAAACGAAATAGCCTGCAGCTAATGCAGCAGCTATAGGAAAGCCCACATCGGCTACGAGTTTAAAAAATTCCCCCACAAAAGCTCCTTATTATTATTTTTATAATAATATTTAGCTCTTATGGGGAAAAATTAACTACAAGTATTAGTTGTGGGTTCAGCTAAAAACTGTGCTATTTGCTTATGACCTAAGAAGCTAGGATGAGGGTCTTCATTGGAAACACAGTCATACTGCCATGCTTCGGTGTCAATACTGTTTAGCCAATTGAACTTAGTCTTGCAAAACTCATAGATTTCTTTAGGGAATCTTTCTAATAGTCTAGTATCATAAGTCCAAAAATAGTAAGGAATGTTATGTTGAGTAAGTATATTTTCCACTGCTAAAAGATCACTAACGAATCTATACATGCCTTCAATTTCAGTATAGGTAGATAGTCTTAGATCATTGTACTTCTTTTTAGCAGATTCATCATCATCATATTGATTTAGTATGCAGTCAATTTTACATCTAACCCACCTATCATGCTTATTTTCATAATGATTAGTATAATCAGCAGGATAATAAAACTCATACCTGGATAGTTCTGTCCATTGGATGATTGCAACTGTTTTGGCTAAATCTTCTTTAGTCTGAGATAGTACCCAATCAATCGTAGTTCTCACTATACGCTGATTGCTCCCACAGCCAATAGATAAGTTGTGTGTTTTTTCTGCGTTGATTAGATTGCCTAAATGATAAGGCCACACTGAATTAAATCGTAGTTGATTATGGTTGGGGTGGTCAAGTCCTAAGCCACCGCCCCAAGTCCAACTACACCCGTTTGTAAGTAAAATCATCTATTATTTAGTAGATACTCTTAGGTGCTCTAGGTTTGTTATAGCTCTTTAGTACGTCTACAAATGCTTCTTTGCTCTGAATAGCAAGATTCTGCATTTCTTCACGATCCATTGGGCGTAGAGTTTCATAGCGATTCAAGAATGCAATCATTGCATTCACTGGCACTTCTGCCTTTGATCCATCACGAAAGACGATAGGGCGATTGCCGCCAGTGTCCATGCTCTTGCGAATCTGCATGACAATGTTAGGAACCTTGTCAGTATCTGGATCTTCAACGTTGTCAAACGATTCGTTAAGCAGTTCATTAATTTTCATATTCTATCACCTTTGTAGTATTTATCAGTGAATCACTGTTTTATCATATCGGCTAATCAAAGTCAACCGTTATATAGCCTTGCTTCTAATTCTCTTGAGGGGTCTATGCGATGTGCTTGTCTAGCTCGTTCAATAGCATGTTCTGGACTAGTTGCACGAATGACTACGCCCCCGGTGTCGCCTACATCTGTAACTTGATAAAGCTCACCTTCGCCGGGCTGTCCCGCTGTCAATCCATTATTAGATTGATTTGATCTTCCGCCTACTTCGGTTGCTGTCAAATCTCGTATTGACCATTCAGGACGGGCTCTAGTAGCAGCGTGTAGTGCTTCTGCCTCATCAGGGGCTTCAACCCTAATTGTACCGCCAAATCTGTTGTTGCTAACATAAAATTCTCTCGGTTCTGAACTTCCCGCTGAGCGGTCATTCATTCTTGCTATCTCTTCCATATGTCGTTGGTATCGTGATGCGGCAAGGCCAGAACTCATCGTCGTTGCAGAGACACTTAAGTTATCACCTAAGTTAGGATATAGTAGCATAGCAATACGCTGTGCTTCGCCAGGTGATCTAGCAGCAATAATTTCTTCAGAATTTGAACCAGCTACACGGTAACCGGTATATTGTGGTTCCTCTTGGGTTTGAGGTTCTGCTGAGAGAACTCTAATCAGATGCTCATATGAATCCCAGCTTGGGTTGTTACGCAATGCACGGCTTAATGCAGTTGCGCTATCTCTTGCACCTAGGCTTACTCTTTGACCCAACGTATTATTCACTACAACAAACTCTGTTTCACCCGGAGCCATTCTAAGTGGTTCTGGCTGCGACTCACTTTCTAACTTAGCAGTCAATCCTTGTTTAGGTAGCCTATTATCGTAGCTAAGTGTAATGTCAATTGCTTGTAAAGGTGTCACTGCATTGTAGGTACCAACAACATTACCCAACATTACCTTCCTTATCAAACACATTATATACTTTTCTACCTGTATACTCAGTAACAACGATGTTTTCAATGTCATCTGGCTTGAACCAGCTTGGCTCAATATTCATTGCAGCTTTTAATGCTTGATCATCATTACTTACTTGTTCAGTTTTCTTTAGGAACATTCTGCGATTATCACCAGTTGGATTATCATATTCAATGATGTAATCTCCGTCCTGTGCTTCATAGAATTCTAATTCAACCACGCCTTCTTTAGAAAGCTTTTCTTTCTTTCTTTGCGATTGTGTAGCCTTGAGCTTTTCCTTCAATTCTTGACGAGTGATAGTACCCGCTGCATACTGCACGAACACATCTTCTAATGAACCCTTAGCAGGATCAAACATCTTAGTAAGCTTCTTCAAGTATTCCTTACGATACTTGTCAGGATCAACCGCAGCATCAAGTGCTACTACGCAACGATAAAGTGTATCTTCAATCTTGTCAAAGTTTTGCCCAAGCCAATCACCGCCCGGGCCTCTGAATTCAACACGATTGTCTTTAGGGTTGATACTTGTGAACTTACCTACTCTACCCGAGTGAATGACTTTACTTGCTATAGTTTCAAGATTGTCTTTTAATCTCTTGAATAAAAGTTCTTTATCCTGTACATTGGGTGCTTCTTCAATAATATCTAAAGCACTCTTGCAGTAAGTATTTGCACTACGACCAAATCTATCTAATAGATACTTGTCACCAAGCAACAATGTCAGCTTAACGAAGTCTAGATTTTCTTGATTAAATCCAGGAACGCTAACGTTCATATGCAGACCAGTTGTTCTGTTAGTATATGCGCCCTTATCATCAGCCCATTCTTTGATCTTTTTAACATCTTCAAGTGCTTCATCAATAGGCAATGGAGGACTAATGAACTCAAGTCCAGCATCGTCACCTGATCCGCTCAAGCTGCTATCAGGTTCAATAGTATATGCGTCATTTGTTCTTGGTCCGCCGTGATAACCTGTACTGTAGTGAACTTTGCGACCAATTGCATCTGAGAATTCATCTGCTAAACTCTCAAGGTTCATTTCACTGTCACCGTCAGAATAGGTATAGTGCGGCCAGGCAACATACTCTCTCACATGATCATTAACATCGGACATATAACGAATGCCGATTCCTCTTAGAAAGTCTCTTTCATCAAAGTCGCCGCTATCTTGTCTTTCTTCGCGGAACTCATCGTATGCCTTTTCGTAACTACCGCTATCAAAGCTCTTTTCCCATTCATCTTCAATGAACTGATCCCAGTCTGATCCGTCAGGATTTCTATTACCAAATAAATCTTCTTCTTTGTCTACGTGATCGGCAATAGTATCAGGATCTATATTGTCCTTGACCCACTGTGCAAAGTATTGTCTACCTTCATTATTCCATTCTTCGTCTATTTGTTCACTTATCCATTCATAGAATTTTTCTCTTAGTTCTTCTTCTAAGTCTCTGATTGTACTGCGATCATTATAGCCACCGTCATTAAAGAAGCGAGCGATATCTTCAATATCATATGCTTCTTCATCGTAATCCATATCCTCTTCTGGTTCTCTATCCTCGTCATCTACAGAACCAACGTCGGGAACCATCATTTCAAATTCAATACCTACTAAGGCATCAATCCCGCTAGCAAGCTTCTTCAAGTTGCCGGGACTCATATTTACTTCAAAAAGCTCTTGCTGAGCTTCTACAATAGGTACGAATTGTTTTGCTCTCATTTTCTACCAATCTTCATATAACGAACATAATTAATTTCAGGGTCTTCTAGATATTTATCGCCAGTGTAATAAACCTTTGAAAGTGGGAAATAGTCTACAAAGTCTTCCTCATCTTCTGTTGGGAATAATGTATTCTCGTTGTTGTTTCTTGCTTGTAATAAACATAGCATATTATCGGGAACTTTATTCAAGAATATAGGGCCTGTTTCGTTGCAGCTTGTGTTGATTACTACGCCTGGCTTTTCATAAACAACATCTTCTGCTTTTTGATTGAGAAATACGATTTTGCCCTCAGTATTAAACGTATCTAATAGTTTTTTACTTTGACGCAACCATTCTTCGTTAGGCTCAACCAAAACTAACTTGTCAAACTTGATATCTGCTTCGTGTAAGAAGATTCCCATATTGCCGTACCAGCTACCTAATACATAGATAGTGCCAGCATTCTTGCCTTTAAGACCCTTAGCCAACATATTAGCTAACCATTTCTTACTCTCAACTAAGTCTGGAGTAAAGCTACCCTTAAGTGTATTTGGGCTTGCTTCAGTGACTTCTTCAGCAGCAGGTTCAACACCGAGAACTTTTACTTGACTAGGGTCAACTATTACATAACTAAGATTGCCTCTGTCTTCGTATCTATTCTTATAGACAAAGCCATCAAAGCCTAATTCTTTTAATTTAGCTAATAATGCTTTTCGTAATTCTGCCTTATCTTCAATAGTAGTAATAGCTTCCATTTCTTTTTGACTAATTAGTTTCTTATCACGCAATTCAAAAGCATATAATCTGTCATAGTGAACGCCAGGAAAGTCTTTAATAGTTAATGGATTCTTAATATCTAAATCTACTTTATAGATTTTACCATCTTTGATTTTCTTGAATGTCATTCTATCTTTAGCAGCCTTCTCAGTGCCAAAGTGAGTGAGTGGATAGAACTCAGCTATATCATCTGTTACAACATCAAACGCAGGCTTGAAAAAGATTGCTGCTGGAGTAAGTGTATTCTTAAGTATGCCTACTCTTTCTTTTCCTTGTGGGGCTTCTTTCTTTGTTTTAGTAAACCTGTCTACAGGTTGTAGCCATGCATTTGGTCTTAGTTTTACTAACCATATATATGGCAATTTCTCAGCAAATAATTCCTTAGATTGTAAATAATATTTTAATGGATAGAACCAAAGTGCAGGAGTACCTACACTATTGCCAATATAATCAATATCATATGCAGGATGATCTAAATCAGGGCTACGAGCAAAGATTTGTTTTGGACTAAATCCTAACTTATCAACTCTGCTGTGTCTTACAAAATAGTCATCAATGTTTCCGCCATCTTGGATATAGGCTTTTTCAACTTGGTCTTTAATACTTTCTTTGGCTTCAACAATGCCTTCTTCTTTAAAGATAGCGTAATAGATAGGGTATTCTTCGTCGCCAGTCAATCCTGAATCAATTGGCATTTTGCCATCTTCACGATTAATGAAGTCTCGTAGAACCTCGTCATATATGTCTTCATATTTGTCTAAGTGTCTAGGATCTTCTTTAGGCAAATAACAACGATCATTTGCGTCTTGCTGGCAATAGTCACTGAATCCCTCAAAGTGTACAGTGTATGGGCCAAACTTCTCTACACCAACGTCATCGGGACCTAGATTGAATAAAAATTCTTCTATTGCTGGAAGATAATCTCTATTATCAGATTGTGCAGTGTCTTCAACCACTGGCGAGTTTTCCTGAACTTCAGGTTCTTGTTCTAACAGGTGTAATGATTTGATCAACATCTGCATATCATTCGGGGACATTACGCCCTCGCAGTTTTAAGAATACTTCTTAGCATCCATTGATGTTTAGCGTGTGCGTCAATACGACCTGCAATGAAGTCACAGATTCCTTGCTCATCTGCCTCATTTGCTACGTGAAACGCTTGCTTATACATATCTAGCACAATAGCATTATCGTGATAAAGTTCTTCCATCATAAGCATTGCACGAGGAATCTTTGTTTGATCTTCAATTTGACTCAACTCAGCATAGCGAAGGATGCTTCCTGGTGTGTATGAATCAAGCTGGCGAATGATTTCTGCCAACTTGTCAATCGTGTTGCCGTATACTTCTTCGTAATAGTTACCGAAGAAATCGTGATACTGAGGGAAGTCAGGGCCTTCTACATTCCAGTGGAAGTTCTGAGCCTTGATTGACAAAGCATAAGTTGTGGCTAAAAGTGTTTTAAGTGTATCAGTGAGCATATTAATAGTCCTATAAACTATTTATCGTTTTGGATGTGAATGCTGACAAAGATTATCGCTGGCTTTAGTTTCCCATATAAGGCAACTTTCCAAGCGTGATATAAATGTTTAAAGTAACTTCTATTCACATCTCTGAGATGACTCATACTTCTTCCTCACTAACATCAATATATTTAATTGGTCTGTTGGATAACACTGCTGCCAATGCTCTATGATTGCCGTCAATTATTCTACCATCACTCATTACAATAATCTGATCACTTAATGTTGGATCATTTTCATAATGTTCAACTGTTTCTTTTTGATCTTCATCCATCATATCAAACAATTCTTCAATGTGTTCTATACTGTATTGGCTTGTCAAATATATATTAAGCTTGTTTGGGTTAATAGTTTGGATAGTGAACGGTATGTCAAAGTCACTATCACCAACATAGTTCCAAATTACTTCATCGTGATCTGGATAGTTGTTCTTATAGATATCGCTTAATGTTATCTTATCTTCAAATACTTTATCTAGTGCTTTGCCTGCTTTGGCTTTTGCTTTGTCTAATGCGACTGATCGGCCTGAATCTTTATGAATAATATTAAACTGTGTGAAGTTTCCGTTGTTAAAAGCACCTTGGAATGTATAATCAGGTAATGCTTGATCAACTTTACTCGCCAACATGTTGTATAATTTAACTCTGCTTTGCTCACTATTATTCGCCGTAAATAATAATGTCATTGGATTATTCTTTTCCATGTAATCCTTAACAATATTGATTACAGTTCCGAATATCTTTCTACTATCACCTGAACCAGTTAAGCCGATTTTATGCTCATCACCTTCGCCTCTAGCAAAGAATGCAACTTCTACTGCTTTACCTGATTTACCGAACTGAACCTTATACTCAGTACCGTCGTCTGCGTCAAAGTAAAATACTGTACCGGGATTCTGTTTACTGTTACGATACTCGTATGAACTATCAAGTGCTTCGTTAGTCATCGCAGTGATTCTACGCTGTCCCTTACGCTTGAACATATTATATTCTTGCTCGTAGGTAGTAGGGCCACCGACCATCTGACCGCCATTACCGCCTGCACTACCGCCACCTTGACCAGTGCTTACTGATTCGGGTAGAAACTCACTTGCTCTCACGCTTTAGGCCTCTCATGATAGCCGATTCTTTTGGTACGCAGTTAGGGACCATTCTATCGCCCTTCTTTTTCATACCGACTTGCTTATGAGTGTCCCAGCATTTTTCGTCAAGCTGTTCTTCTTCGTTAGTATTCTTGACACAGTTTGGATATTTCTTACCAAACATCGTTTTCATGCCTTGCTTTTTATAGCCCTTCCAGCACTTTTCGTCAAGCTGTTCTTCTTCTTCAATGTCTGTTCTACGCCAGCCACCTTCACCACTAGCACCAGTAGGATTATCAGTTGGAGTTTCGCTGATGGCACCTCTGTGTTTACGATCTTTTAGACCACCATATGGATTGATTGCTGGAGTTACTTCTGCTGCGAACTCACCAGTATAATCTTCACCGAAATAAAGTTTTTCCATTTCGTCTTCGGCTGCAACGATTGTGTCAAGTGTGTTAGCAAGTTGCTTAACATTATATGATGAGTTTTTAAACTTACCTTCACTAACATCTTTTGCTAATTCATTAGCTTCCATCTGTGCTTTCTTTTTGAGATTACTAAGACTATATGATCCAGCGCCACCAAGAACTGCAACTTGAGGATCATCTTTGTCATGACCGATGATTACGCTTCCGGCTTCATCAACAATACCCTTCATGATATTGCTCTCATTCTTCTTGCCACCGGTGCCCCAATTGCTTGCACCTTTCTTACGGCATTGAACTAATGCACCACTAGCATATGCAGAAGGCCAGACTTTATAGCGGCTCTTGACTTTGTGATAGCAAGCATCCTTCTTCTCAGTCATCATTGATTCGTGATACATTGGACCACCGCATTCTGGACATTTCTTAGTTTCTTCGTACATATCTTCGTTCTTCTTCTTTCCAGCGCAATGTGCTTTTTGGCTAAAGCCTTTTGGATTGGAGCAGTTGATACTATCTTTGTATTTCTGACTCCACTTTTCATTTACTTGAATGTCTTCGTTTGACTTCTTTTTAGTAGCTACGTTCTTAGCCTTACCTCTGCGTTCTGGGTTTGGATCTTCTCTGCGCTTCTTACTTGCAGCATACTTACGACCTTTTTTACCTAAACTGTGTGCTTTCTTTTGTGGGAGACACTTAGGCTTACCTTCACTGTCATCACCTCTTGCACAAGCGCCACGAATCTTGCCGTCGGGACCAAAACGAACCCACTTCTCTTTGAACCACTTGCGTAGATTTTCATCTAATTGTTCT